CAGACGATATTAGAAAACAAAATCTTGCAAATCTTTATTGGGATGAAGCTGAAAAGAAAGGTGCATTATTTAATGTTCTTAATCTTTCAGACGAAAGAATAAACGCAACTGATTTTACTGCTGGAGAGTTTAGATTTAGTGCGGAAGATAAAAATTATTTAATAACTCTTCATACAGCTTTAGAAAAAGGAAAAGAAGTTACACATAATGACCCAGACGCTTTAGCTACATTAATGAGATTACAAGATGATGATATTTATGCAGTTAAAGATACAGCGTTTGCATTATTAAAAAATTTAAAAATAACGCCTCAAACTTTTAAAGAATATTATAAATCAGCAAACACTTATGAGTTCTTTAAAAATAATACTCATTTTGTACGTAGCACTGTGTATCAAAATTATATGCAAATGTTTAAAGATAAAAACATTTCTCAATTACCTATATTTTCCGCAGAAGCACCAGCGATGCGTAATTTATTACAGGAAAATTTATATCAATGGTATCAGGAGAACAAATCAAAACATTCAGGATATGAATTAACAAAACAATTAAATTTAGAAGTTAAAGCAGAAATGGGAGATATACTTTCAAACAGTATAGTTGTTCAATCTGACTTTGATACATTTTCAAAACTATTTGCAACATACGGAATAGTAATAGAAAAGAAGGAAATTAATTAATGGCAAAAGAAATTAAAAGAGATGGTAAAGTAGGTGTCTTCAAAGATGATGCTACTGAAGAAGAAATAAACGCATACTTTGAAAGATTAAAAGCACCTACTGATATACCTGAAAAGCCTGACGAACCAGAAGGAGATGGTAAAAGAGGAATACTAACTGACGTACCAGTTCAAATTATGGGTGGCGTTAGAGATGGAGTTCAATCAACTATAGGACTATGGGAAAAAGTTGGTGAAGATTTATCTGAAAAAACTAATATTGGTGGATGGGTATTTGGTAAAGACGCTAAAGATGGCTGGGTAGATTATGTTTCAGCTAAAGAAGCAAAAGAGAGAGGAACAAAATTTATAGGCTCTGGTAAAATAGGCGAAAAAGATGCTTTCCAATTACCTGAAGTAGATGAAGCCGATACAATAACAGGTGGATTAAGTAGAGGAGTTTCACAATTTTTAAGCGGTTGGTTTACCGGTGGTAGACTTATTAAAGGAGCTGGATTAACAACTTCTTTAGCAAAAGGAGCTATAGCAGACATTCAAGTATTTGATTCAGATACAGGTCGTTTTGCAGATATGGTTAATACTTTTGCACCTTCATTACAAAATCCATTATTAGATTATTTAGCTTCAGATGAAGATGAAACTTTTTATGAAGCGAGGCTAAAGAACGCTATAGAAGGTTTATTTTTAGGTGGAATGACTGAAGGTGTAATAAGAAGTACACCTCACGTTAAAGACCAATTAATTAATACTATTAAATATCTTAAATTAAATAGAGCAAAACTTTCAGGTAAGAAAGTTGATGTTAATAAATTAAAGGAAGTAGAAGAAAATTTAATTCGTTCTACTGAATTAGAAATTACTCCAGTTGGCAAACAAAGTGCTAAGAAATTTGCTGAAAGACTTAAAAAAGAAGCTGACACTAAAAAGACTGCTGGCATTGTAGAAGAATTAAAAGAAATTACCTCTGCTAAAGAACTTAATGAAAAGATTTTAAATAGTTTCGATAACTTTATGGAAGCTATTGGTCGTGGTGTAAAAACAGTTAGAAGTAAAGAAGGTAAATTAAATTGGAGAAATATTGATGATTACTTAAATTTTAATTTATCACCAAGAGCTTATGCAGATACTAATTTTGGAATTATATTTCTTGAAGCTATGCAAAGAATGGTTAGGTCGGATAGAAAATTTGATAAAATTACGGATTCTTTAGTTGAAAAACTAGCATTAAAATCTAGTGGAGACATTCTACATACAACAAAAATGATGGGTCAACTTGGAGATAAACTTGAAGGTGGCTTAAAATATATGTGGGGTTCACAAGCAACACAACAAAATCTTGCTGATACTTTATATAAAATGGCAAACTCTCTTCGTAAAGGTGAAAAGACTTATACCGAAAATGAAATGAAGATAACTACTGCTATGTTGATGAAGATAATGAGATTTGATGACAAGGTAACTTCTAATTTAGGTCGTGGTTTAAGATTAAGAGGAGTTCTTAAAGATGCTCACATGGATTTGAGTTCAGAGGCCATTCTTAATCAAGTAAGGAATTTTGAAAAATGGGATGGTAACTTCAAAGAATTTATTGAAGGTGTGGCCTTAGTTAAAGATAAGAATATGCTTATTAGAATATCCGATTATTTATTTAGAAATAATTTTTGGAATAAAGCTAATGAAGTATGGATGAGTGCGGCTTTATCTTTACCTAAAACTCAAGTCATTAACGTACTTTCAACAGGATTAAATCAGTATATAAAACCAATAGAAAGTATTATTGGTTCAAAATTAACTTGGGGTTTAGACCCTAAAACTGCAAAGGGCGTTAGAAAACAAGCTGAAGAAGCTATGCAAACATTGGCTGGCCTTAGAAGTTATGTAGGTGATGCTCTAATGTTTGCTAAAAGAGCTTTTAATAAAGAAGACAGTATCTTATTTGCAGGGAGTACAAAATTTGATTTAGGAACTACAAAAGCTTTAGGCACAGGTTGGAAATCAAGACTAACCAGAATACCTTTAAGAGCTTTAACTGCGGCTGATGAATTTTTCAAACAGATTAATTATAGAAGTAAATTAACAACTATAGCTGTTAGAGAGGCTAATGCTCATAAAGGATTAAGTAAAACTAAAGTCGTAGGAAAATTACCAAATGGTAAGAAAATTACAGAATTTGAGGCTTATGTAGCAGATAGATTCAAACAAGGTTTTGACGAAACTGGTTTACAAGGTGTTGATGCTGAAGCAACAAGATATGCTAAAGAAGTAACTTTTACTAAAGAACTTGATGGCGTTTTAGGTAAATTTCAACAAGCGGTAAATGATGCACCAGTATTAAAATTAGCTGTACCATTCATTAAAACTCCAGCTAACTTAGCAATACAAGCTGTTGAGAAAACACCTCTTGGAATATTTGGTAAAAATTGGAAACACTTTAAAGGACATAGTGGAGATGTAGTTAGAATAGCAGAAACTAGAGGTAGAGTAGTTTTAGGTTCAACAATTTTATTTACATCGGCATTATTGGCTAACAGTGGAATTATTACTGGTGGTGGTCATCCTGACAAATCAATTAGAAGAAATCAAAAAAACGCAGGCTATGAACCTTACTCAATTAAAATTGGTAATGTTCAAATTCAATATGGAAGATTAGACCCCATAGGAATGTTAATTGGAACTATTGCTGACTTCAATGAAATTTATGCTGACTTAAATGAAAAAGACAGAATGGAAGTTGAAGGTAATTTAATGTCTTTTATGATTAATCAAATGGAAGGTAAAGGTCAAGAAACTTTACCTACACACTCTAAAGTTGGAAATATGGTTGTAGCTGGATATAAAAGTGTCTTTGAAAATATTGCATCTAAAACTTATTTAAGAAGTTTAATTGACATTTTAACAGCTCTTAATGGAGATGATATTGATAAAAGAGGTGCTTGGTGGCTTAGACAAAAATTTGCTTCGTTCTATCCAAATATATTTAGTAAAGTAACTAACGACCCATACCTTAGAGAAACAAGAAATTTAGTTGATGAGTTAAGAAGAAAAATTGGATTAGGCTTACACAAAGATGTTCAACTTGCTTATAACTTTATTGGAGAACCAATAGAAAATAAACAGAATGTAGTAGCAAGATATTTTAATGCGGCTGTAAATCCTCTTACAATTAAAGTTAGAGAAAATGACTTTGTATTAGAGAAAATTATTGAACACGAAATTAATATTCCTCCACTTAATCCTGTTAAGAACGGAGTAGATTTAAGAGAATTTGTTGATGACAAAGGTAAATCAGCTTTTGATTATTATAACGAAGAAATAGCTAAATCATCTTTAAGAAAAGAATTAGAGATGTTGTTTAAATCTAAAAGATTTAATGATGCACCTGACCAAATCATTCTTGATAAGAATAATAAATTTGGAGGTAAGAAGGCTATGACTTATCAAAAAGTTAAATCTAAAAGAGACTTAATATTCTTAAAGATTCAATATAGTTCTAAATTCAAATCAAAACAAAATTCTGAAATAACTTTAGGCAAAGCTTACGTAAACAAAAACATAATAACAACTATTGGTAAAGCTACTAATAAATATCCTAAAAATATGAAAACCGGTATTTATGACTTCATTCAAAGTAGCCCATAACATTAAAAAGTAGACACTTTAGATAACTTAATTAACAACAACCCACTTTAGATATAAAATATGGCTTATCAAGCTCGTGTATCGTACACAGCCAATGGCAGTACAGATACGTTCAGTTTTTCATTCAGCTACATCTCATCTAGCCACGTAAAGGCTTATGTAGATGGAGTCGAAGATACTAGCATAACATTTCCGACTACTTCTTCAGTTACTTTATCAAGCACACCTACAAATGGTGCAATAGTATTAATTAAAAGGGTTACTCCGATAGATTCACGCTTGGTGGATTTTCAAGATGGCTCGGTGTTAAGTGCCACAGATTTAGATAAAAGTGCTGACCAAAACTTTTATGTAGCTCAAGAAACTTCTGATACAGCACAATTACACTTAGGAATTTCAGATACCACTAATCATTATGATGCTGGTGCTTCTGGTTCAAATTTAAAAATTCAAAATGTTTTAAACCCTACAGCTAACCAAGATGCTGTTACAAAACATTATTTAGAAAACACTTGGTTATCAACTTCAGATAAAGCGAATTTAACCTCTGTAGCAGGAGTAGCATCAGAAATTGCCTTATTAGGTACAACTGCGGCAATCGCAGACATGAACACATTGGGAACGACAGCTATCGTTGCCGATTTAGATG